AAAAAGACAAGGTAACAGGTGAATATATCAATAAACCGATTGATTCATGGAATCATGGATTAGATGCTTTACGTTATGCAATTCAATCGGTTAAAAGAAAACCAAAAATACTTACAGTTAGGCTTTAAAATTACAAAAAGGAAGGTGATAACTTGTTTTATATAGATAAGGACAAGCAATTAGGGGAAAAGGAAATATTGGCATATATTAACGTATTTAAAGCAAAATACTCGCCAAAGTTAATTAAAAATAAGAAATATTATGATGTACTCAATCCAGCAATTATGAGTAAAACAGTAGAAGATACAACAAAAAGCTGTGAAAAAGTACCTATAGCATTTTCACGTTACATTACTACCTTAATTTCTGGCTACTTCATGGGAAAACCTGTTTCCTATTCAATACCAGATGATAATTTATCAACTATTATATCATTAAATAGAAATAAGGAAATAAGTCATAATACAAGTTTAGAAAAAGATGCAAGTATATACGGTATTGCGTATGAATTACTTTATCTTGATGGTAACAAAAATTTAAAATTTACAAAATTAAATCCAGAAACAGTTATACCAATATATTCAAATGAAATAGATGGTGAATTATTATATGTTATAAGGTTTTGGGATGAAACAGATATATTAACCAATAATGATACAATAAATGTAGAAGTTTATTCCAATGAAGATATAAAGTTTTTTAAACATTCATCTGGTGGTTTAGAACTTACTGAAATTAAAGAACATTACTTTAAAACTTGTCCTATAATTCCAATTTTCAACAATGAGGACAGAACAGGGGATTCAGAGTGTGTTCAAAAATTAATTGACTGTTATGATAAAAGTATAAGTTCAAGTCAGGACTTTTTCAACGAGTTAAACGATAGTTATTTGGTAATATATAACAGCGATTTGGATGACGAAACGATTAAAAAAATGAAATCAAATCGAATTTTTGCGGTTGATAGTGCTGATACTGGTGGAAATGCTAAAATTGAGTGGTTAACACGTGACGGTAAAAATTCTGAAAATGAGAGTTTTAATAATAGAATAGTTGATGATATATTAACATTCTCATTTGTAAAAGACTTACAACAAGCTACTAAGAGTCATATCAGTGTGGAATCGACAAAAATGGGTTTAATGGGTGTGGAACAGCTATGCGTTGAAAAGGAAACATTTTTTAGAACAGCATTATTAAAACGCTTGGAAATTATATGTAATGTTTATAACCTTTTTGGAAATAATTTTGATTTTACTGATGTTAAAATAACATTTGTTAGGAATATTCCACAAAATATTAGTGCAATTTCAGACACTGTATCTAAATTAAAAGATACTGTTTCAACAAAAACTTTACTTTCTCAAATTCCATTTGTTCAATCAGTAGATGATGAATTAAAGCAACTGGAAGAAGAAAGAAAGAATAATTATGATAATGAAATCAAAACAGAAACAATAGTACAGTAATTAACATTTCATTTATATTTGGAATGTTTTTTTATTGTCTTTTTTTAAGTATCAGACATTAAAGAAATACTTACTTACACTTACGAGGGTAAGACAAATTAAAAATTAGAAAGGTGTACCACTCAAGAGGGGTGCAAGGTGTAATAAATGGAAGATAATAAAAACATTAACGTTGATGAAAATAAAGATAAAGACATAATAACTATTAGTCAGGCTGATTTAGATAAGAAAATCCAACAAGCAATTTATACTAATTCACAAAACGAAAAAAAGAAGTATGAAAAAGAGTTGGAAAAACAAAAATCATTAATAGGGTTAGATGATAAACAAAGACTTGAACAGGAAAAGAAAGACCTTGAAGAACAACTTGCAGAATACAAACTAACAAATATTAAACTTGACACAGTAAAAGTGTTGGAAAAAAGGGGTTTATCTGCTGATTTAGTGGACTTTGTTTGTCTAAATACTAATGTTGATGAAGTACAGGCAAACATTGACAAGTTAGATAAATTTTTTAAACAATCAGTTAAAGCTGAAGTTGAAAAAAGACTTGGTTCAACAACTCCTAAAACTTCAAATGTTGGATTTGGAGAAATGACAAAAGAAAAATTGGCGAAGTTACCGTATGACCAGCAAATGACATATCTAAAGGAACATCCCGATTTTCTTTAATCAAAAACGCTTGAAATGATATATAGCGTTTTTTTTATACAACAAAAAAATAAAAATTAAAGGATGGTATAACAATGGCACATAATTATATAGAAGAAAAAATTACAAAAAATACTTTTGAGACAGGTATTCAAACATTAGTAGATGCAAAAAACTTATTTACAACTCAAACTACATTACAAGGAGTACCAGGGGATTTAATCGTTAAGAATATTTACAAATTTGATGCAAATATTGTTGATGCTGATACAGGCTTACCCGTAGCTGATTTAGATAGAGGGAAATTAACTCATACAACTGAAGAAAAAAGAATTAAAGCATATAAAATGGTATATGACATTACAGACAAAGAAAAGAGACAAAACGGGGATATAATTCCTTTTTCTGCACAAGGTGCTTCTGAAGTTGTTTGGAACAAAATTAATGATGATTATTATACAGAATTAGCTAAAATTACAAAGGTTTCTAATTATACAGGAACAATGAGCTGGGATGTTGTAGAAGATGCTTTGGGTTCTCTTGAATTAGAGGATTACACTGATATGTATTTATTAGTATCTCCTAAGGACTTTTCTGCTTTAAAGAAATCATTAAAAGGTGTTGCCACTGATAACTCTAATATTGTTTTTAGAGGACAAATGTTAATGGTTGATGGTTTAGCAGTTGTAAGAAGTAACAAATTAACTGATGGAACTTCTTATATTGCAAGAAAGGAC